ATACCAGTGTTCAGCAATACCCATGGACTCAATCGACCAGACTCAATCCAGCGCATGCCCTCAGCTACTGATATTCGTTCAAAGAAGTCCGACAAGTCACACCCATGCTCATCACAATAGAGTGTCATCGATTCCAAAGTACGAATAGCCCGCAATACACCAGACCCTCTTCGGTCTTGTAATAACTTGTATTGTTTTAGAATATCATCATCGCCCCATTTCTTGGATGGGATTTGTTTGTCAGATAACCATATGATGTAATCTTTGGGATCAGCAATGTAAACTGATGAAACTGTTATCAGTAGGTCTACGAATAATGGCATGTAGGGAGACTTCAGGAATGCATTAAAATCCTTACCCTTGTTTTTTCGACGAATTCCATTATACTTGAACCAGAAATCAAAAAGCTCATGGACACTTTTGAGACGATTTTCACCAATCAACAACGCCGCCTTCTTATTCCGACACTCATGCTTGGCAAACCAAGCATTGCTGGTGAAGGTCTTACTACAATAATCACACTGCATGATATCACCCAAACAACTTTTTGTACGAATCGGTCACGGGTTTGATATCCTTTAGTTCCGGATATTGGCGAGATGCCAGTGCCATGGTCTTGATATCACTACTATCGCACCTAGACAAGAAGAAATCACAATCTTCGTTATCAAAATCAGGATAATATTCACGGACCAAATCGTATAGTTTAGTTTTGGATGGAGATGTGACTCCTTTGATATAGATGTGTTGTACTTTTCGGCCTATGCCAGCAGATGCTAGTAATCTAGCTTGTAGTCTTTTATTATTATGTAAATCAAAGTAGTTTTTGTTTATTTCATTCACATTTAATAAACATAGAAGATGATCAAGTGGGTTCTTTGCGGCAGACATCCAACGCAATGCTGGATAACCAATGAAAGAATCAAACTCCTTCAGCTGTTCATCTGATATATTGTTACGAATTTCCATATCGTTTCTGTCCATTTGACAAAGCAGATTGAAAATATTCAGTTTATCTGTCATTTAATAGCCCTTCAATATTAGAAGACGATCAACGACACACCTTCTACCACAACGTAGTCATATCCACAGTATCTGGCACCCGGCAACCCGGCTCACCTGCCATAATACAAATAGGATATTTTCTAACATCCCCATTTGTATCACGTTCGAACCCAATAGGAATCGATAAAAGATTGTCTTTATCGAACACTGGACACGACCACGATGCAGTTCGATGAGAATCCACAACACGGATTTCATAAATGGACGGCATATAGCCCGAAATCGGATTCAAACAAAAGGCCGTCATTGATTTGCCAGACAATCGCTTAATTGGTACATACTCTACAATTCCAGAGTCACATATCAACATATGCCATTTCAGAGGCAGTATGACAGCATACGGACCAATTAGCAATTCAGCAGCAGCATCATTATACTCGCTGATGTCATTCAGCTTCTTCGCCATATAATCCGGACTCTTAGGTCTAGAAAAGTCTAACGCCATGTAGTATAGTTGTTTTTCGACGGTAGCGCCAATGTTGTCACTGTCTAGTACCGTATTTTCTTCTGTCAGGAATTTCATCAATATTTCACTTTTTGCAATGAGTATGGATACTTAGCCTCTTTGTAGTATTTTATTCTTTGCAATTTGTGATTATTACTATATTTTGTGTTGGCGCAAACATCATAGACGTTTGCAAAATCCTTATCATGAGCACGCCTTAGCGAACGACCGACACTTTGTATGACCTTAGTGAACGACCTACCGGCTTCAAAAATGACGATATTGAAAATACGAGGAATATCAATACCGGTGGAAGCAATTCCATATGTGCATATCAAAATGCTATTGTCAGTCGTTTGAATTTTATCATACTCGACCTGTCTCTTCTTGGCTTTAACCCCACGTTTGCCAGAACCTGCCATGAATAATGATCCCGGTATCAGGTCTTCCAGCATCTCACCAAATTTGGTATGCTGAACCAACACCAAGGTATTGCCCGTTTCAGCAATTTCTTCAACCAATTCAGCAATAAACCTATTGCGATTAGGATTGTTAGACAATATTTTGATTTCAGATTGGAATGAGCCTAAGTTCTTCACGGGTTCTTGCGTCTGAACAATGGTGACATGGCAATCCGAAAGATATCCCTCTTGTTGCAATTCATATGCGGCTTTTTCATACAACACAGCACCCAACGCTGAAAATAATTGGTTCAGACCAAGATCATCTTTGGGCATTGTGCCAGTGAAGCCATACCTATGGGGTACATGCTTGCCTGCAACGGTCATTACCTCGAATACTTCTTGTGCAGTATACTCATGACATTCATCGGCAATCAGGCATACAACCCCTTCCAGAATTTCCGGATAGTTGATTAGAGATTGCCATGTTGAAATAGTATATTCTTTTACTATCTTCTCTTCGCCATAGAATTCGCCACACTCCAAACCAACAGCGTTGAACGTCTTGGCAGTCTGATTAACCAAATTGATTGTTGGAACGATTACGATGGTTTTGCCTAAACCCTTGAACCTATTGGCTATACCAGCGGTGACAATAGTTTTGCCTGCGCCTGTTGCCATGACAAAGATACCAGCAGGGTTCTCCACGATTTTGTTTATCGCATAGACCTGATAATCTCTCAGTTTGGTGGGTTCACCATCTGGACCAATAAATTCAGCAAAAAGATTTTCATCAACAGGTTCAATTTCGACGGGTTCCGTAATTCTGTTATCAATGATGTTGAATTCGTATCCCGCAGCATCCAGAATTTCTAGAATAGTGTCATCAATCAAATTGAGATAGGTCCAACCATTTTTGAACAAGCTGATATAGCCATCCCAAATCCCAAGCTTGTACTTCGGAGTATGGAAACACCCCGGAGTACGCCACTTGAGCTTGTCAGCAATCTTTTTCTTCGTTCTCTCATCAATGCCCGACATTAGAGCATTGACTTGATCAGGTATTGTTATCTTGCAAACTTTCGACAAAACTATCTAACCACTTCTCGCCTTGAACGTTACCACTCATATTAATTATATGACATGGCGGTTCCCAAACACACATTGGAATTAACCAACGTAAATTATTCATCAATTTGATATCATCATTCATGATAGAACTAACCAAAATGGATACAGGTTGTTCTTCCGTAGTTTGATGAACATTATTAAAGAGTTCATCAGACACAACAGTACGATGAACACTTACATCAGCACCATTATCAAATCTCAATGTTGTCATCTGATTCCAATCAGGAATATGAACACCAAACTCTTCTTCTGTTTCACGAACCATGGCGTCCAAGCTGGATTCACCTGTCTCTAGTTTGCCACCAACACCATTGAGATTACCACTTTGCCAGTCTGGTTTGGTTTTGCGAATAAGCATAACTCGTTCCAATGCTTCATTAAAAATAAAGCCCACACAATATTTCATATTAAACCTCTGCGTCAGTGTTGCAGTGCTCGATGACTCGATGCAACTGCCCAATAGAAAAACCACGTTGTTCCCATGCCTTCATTACAGCATCAAACAAACCATCTAGATATTTGAATTCTTCATGGTTATCGCGAAGAGTAACCATTCTGGCATCAGCTTCCACCGCAACCTTTACTTGCATTGGTGTCGGCATTTTCTGAGTAGGTGGATTATCCAACCATTCTTTAGTTGCAATGCCGCGAGTTACCACGATTTGGTTTTCAAAATGTGAAACCAATCCTTCCAAATCCCGAGCGATATAAAGATATCGCCCGGTATGGTATGCATGGTATTTCGTAATATCCATCAGGTTGCCTTCAATTCGCAAATCATCACGAGCCGATTCAACTTCCTTCTGGAAGAATGAATCGCATCATCGACACGACTTGCATCCTTCATTACGATGTATCGCCAGTGTGGTACTGGGTTATACTGCGGCGTCATCAGCAGTCTCCGGTTCTAATGGAATATCAGGATCAACATCTACTGCCTGCATGATTTTCATTGCCACATCCCGAAATTCACGTTTAGTGAAACTGTTCGGGAATTCTGCCGGAATTTCTGAACCTTCTGGCCACTCAATGGAGTAACGGCCAAGTCCGGGCGCTGTAACGATAAGCCCATCAGCCTGCATGTAGTCGAACAAGCCACTATAGTTATCCAAACCTGTTGGGTAGATAATCTGAACGCTGGCTTCTTCATTGGGTTTACTAAACCGAGATTTGTACAACTTCACCTTACATTTCGTACCAACAACTTTTTTGCCGTTTTTGTCGTTAACATATTCATCATTGCCGACTTCAACGTCTTCATCTTTGAGTTTCGTCTTCTGGAAAAGAAATGCCTGTGATGCCAAATATACAAGTCCTCTACCGCCTAGAAACTTTTCATCTGGATCATATTTGTCCATAGATGCCATTGTGTGAACCACACCCAACAAAATTATGGGTTTGCGAACAATCAAATGACCCGCAGCCTTGATGACATTCTTGGTTTGCTTTGCAGACTGGCCCTGATCACCAACCAAATCACCCTTGACCGCTTCTTCTAATTCTTTCGCGGTCAAAAGGTCAGACCATGAATCCACGACAATCATAATGTGTGTTTTATCATCGGCTGGTTCCGCAGCAGATTGTTTTGCCAAATCGGCAACAATTCGTTTAACTTCAGCAGAAGTTGCAGCTGTTAACAACATCAGACTTTCGGGACTGGTATCCACACCCAATCGTTGCAACCATCCTTCAGTCGTCGCGTTTTCGACATCAATCCAGACAATGAATGCGCCATCTTTACGTTGCGCCTCTGCAGCGGCAGTTGCTGCTATTAATGATTTGCCTGAACCCGATTCACCACCAATCAATACAGATTTGCCATACATGAATGCATTGAAGTAACTTCCAGACAGCAATTTGTTCATTGCGAAATTGCCCGCTGGAATCCATTCAATATTATCTTGAAAACCCAAATGAATATTTGGTGATCCAAATTTTTCTACGTTCTTTACAAACTTCTTCCCGAAAGCCTTGTTCGCCATTATATCTAATCCTTTGAAAAATAAATAGGTTTTCGGGCGACACTATTAATGCCGCCCGAAACTCTTTTAGCCCTTGGTTGCCCGGCGAGCACGAAGCTGCGCGAGAACATCTTGGGTTTTTGCAGTGGTGGTTTCTTCATCACTCGCTTCGTTTGAAGCCTTTTCCATATCATCGACCATAGGAGCTTGCTTTTTAGCAACCGTCTTAGGTGCACTGGAAGTATCACCATCACTATCTTGACGGGGACCGAATGGCTTCCAATGAGCTTCCCACTCTGGATTCCATGGCTCATCATTAACGATGGCATCAACCATTTCCGGAAGAAGCGCATATGCTTCATCAGATGGCATAGAAGGAAGAAGCGTTTTCAAATCGAACGCTCCGAACTCTTTAAGTCCAGCCCGCTCATCATCAGTTAGTGCTGATGGTTTTGCCACAAAACCGGATTGATCATAATTTGGATATTCTCCAACTTTCATTTTCTTGATGGCGAAATTGATACCCTCATCCAAATCCGTTGGATCAGTTTGCATCATCATTTCTTCATCAGTCTCGGTTAGAGCAGTGAAGACCTTATGATAAAGGGCTTTGGACAAATCGAAAATCCGAATTGGATTCTCTGGAGCATCTTCTGGAGCTTCAATACCATCTGGAGCTTTGCGAACAAAGCCTTGGAATAGGTATTGCTTCTTAACCCACATCTTTTTTGCAAAGGTTCCAATTCAGTTCCATACATGTCTGAAATCATTTTCAGAACTGGATCAGTCTTTGGCTCGTACATATTACGACATGGGATTTTGAGACGAAGAGTACCACCCGGATTATTTGCATCTGCAAATGTCCAGTCGTACATTTGCTTCTCTAACCAGAAATCTTGATTCTTCGCATCACCATCTTCAATGAAGCGTAGTGTTACTGATTTATCAATATCCATTTTAAAGAAGGGGTAATACCGGGTATCAAAACCACCGGTATTTGATTCATTCTTAGCTTTATCGGCTAATAGACGCTCGCGCAATGCGGCGATTTTACTCTGTGCTGACATAACGATTTCCTTTTTCACAATATATCACAAACGTATTTCACAATATGATTCACATGGTCTCATAATGGTCTTACGTGAACCAAGCGGCTCACTTCTATATTTATGACATTTGGAGAAATCTTATACGCAATCTGCTGAAAAAGAATCAGTGAAATGCTAAAGTATTATGGGCATTGGATTTTCTTCGTCATCATCGTAAAATTCTTCCTCAGTGACATTCATGATGCTGAACTGAAGAGCATCCTCAATATCGCTTTCATGGTATTTTAGTTCTTCCAATAGATGACACATCAACACGCACGCCATTACTCTATCATCATGTGTACCCGGCTTGGCCTCATATCCTTTGCCCCGTTTGACAAAACTTTTTAGTTCTGTTATCAATGACTTAGAACGCGGAATGAATATGTTCCGCTCAATATATGCTTTTAATTTGACTGCATAATCTTTCTTAGATGGGTTTGTAGTTCTTATACCACGAGCCTTATTACCATCACTGTCCACCAAATATCCCGGAATGAGTTCTTCACCCTCATACAAGATGATGTTGATGATACCATGCCCAACACCATTACACTCAATTGAATAATATATTAGTGATTCACCAATATGATCCTGCAGGCTTTGTTGCTCATCATCAATTCGTTTCAATATGCGAACCAATTGTTTCGCTTGATCGATCATATCGACTTCATTAGCAGCCCACTCAGCGACTTGTGTCATGTGTGGTAGTGCGAATACCTGAATACATGCGTTATCGCCTCCTACCCCCTCTGACGGGTCAAGCATGACACCATAAATGGTATTGGGTTCTATCTCTTCATACCAAAGGGTCTTAAACCTATCTACATAAATTGGTCTTTGCGCATATGCGTTCAATGCTAATAGTTTACCAGCATCGATTAGTGTCTCGTCTCCTGAAACGAACCTACAATTCGATGAAATAAAGTGGTCATTCGCAATATATGAATGGGTGTCTTCTACTTCTATCAAGTCATAAACTACATCGCGCGTCCCATTTTCAATTTCAATTACAGTTTTATCACCGCCCGTGGTTGTCAATACGTCACCAACCTCGAACGACTCCAGTAATTTCGCGCCACCACGGCAATTAGTAATAAGTTTATGCTTTCTTGAACCGGCAATGCTTGTACCATCATCAAGCATTAATGTGCGGATTGGTTTCACTCCCATTCTAGCAACGCCAGCGAAATCCTTAAACCCATCAGTGGTTTTTACTTTGTATTTGGTATTATTGAAGAATTTCTTTTCCGACAATGTATTATCTTTAATGGGAGAATAGAGTTCATGATAAAGTTCCAATATGGACAGCTTGGAACTTCTGCCAGCATCATCTTGTAGTTCTACCGTAGTACTACCCACCACGCATTCGAATTCTCGATACCAGTCGTTGAGCGATGTTCCTTCAGAAAGAGTTTTGCGTTTGAATTTTTCATTTCGATCCGGATGTTCAGCCCAATGAACAAAGAATCGTTTGAAACCGCCCTCTTCATCATCTTCTGCATTTTTGCCGTAAATGGCTTCCATTTCTTCAAATTCAGTTTTAACTTTGGCATTTTCATAAACTGTTTCAATTTCGCCCTTGTGCCTAACTAGATGTTTGGCATCTAATCCAAGTTCATCGAGCACTTCATCTTTCCACGCGAATGAATTGTCTGCATCTTCTGCACCGAACCAAATGTTAGCAAATTTATCTTCATCGGTATTGGGAGTTGATGTAATGATCATCTGGCCACCGGTATTGCATCCCAGAATACCATTTTGGTAAAATTGGTGAGTTGGTTCCACAGTCAAATCATAGGTAATTGCTCTACCATTATTAATTTCTTTGATTTCTTCCCAAAAGAAATCCCCAATGATATCAGAAGCCCAATCATTATACTCCCAATATAGTTTATCATCAGCGGTTTTTATCAAATCTCCGATTCGCTCAATCATATCATAGCTAATCAACCTATCCATACGGGCATCATATAGTTTATCAAGGCGTATACCATTTGATCTATAATATCGGGACTTCATGCCAGATTGCCGAATAAAGTCCTTCATCTTAGTATGAATATACCGCTTTGGTACTGTTAATTGCTTATACCGCGTTTGGGCGTGGCTTTTTGCAAGCTCATGGGATTTGTCATTCTTGTAATCAACAAAGAACCCAGCTCTTTTATTGAATATGTCAGTAAACGACAGCGGTATATACAAATATGTTGCATCTTTGTATATTGTCGTTACATGTTTATTATTAGCAATTATACGTGGCTTTTTAAATTCACCCAATTCAATATGTGTAGTCGTCTTGATGCCCATGTTTGCTAACATCATTCTTATATCATTGGCCAGACCCGAACTATTACTAGTCAAGCAAGCACCTCTGGCCCCAACTGATCCATCGCCATCAAAAACTCCTCGCAGAAATTCTTGCTGTGTGACTGAATCAGCTTGTAGAATACCAAGTGGTACACGTTTTTGATGAGCCTTCCAAGAAAGGTCGATGCCCCATTCCGCAAACAAATCACAAAGAGCATATGACCCCTTTTGTAGTTTATATTCATTTAATACATTGAAATTACTACCAAGTATGTCAGTGTTCAATATCCGTTGCCGAATTTGTTTGTTTTTATTAGCAATAGTAATTCCTACATAACGTTTATGCTTGTGATTAAATGATGCCCAACCTTCAGCAATATACAACCCCATGAGATAAGCCATGTCCGGATCAATGGTGTTATTTCCATATACATTCATACCAAGACCAATTTTTACATGATCCCCAACTTTTAAATCTTCCATCCATTGGTTGAACACATTCCCATCATTTGCCAAAATGGGAACAGGATGTTTAAAAGTACCCTCTAGGGAATTGCCATATTTGGTTTTAATTATTACGGTATCGCTTTCTTCGCTCTTCACAAAGTTAGTAATAGTATCAAATCCATCATTACCCAACACTTTCGTACCAATAGAATCGTGTAATTGTTCTATTGGCACAAATCCGCGATGTTGAACTGGAACCAGCGTGGAACCAACTACACACGCGAGCGTTGGCTGAATTGCTGCCCAGAAGTCTTTCTGGATATTTGCATCGACGTAAGCAAACTCATCAAGATACAGAATTGAAATAGATTTACCACGACCAGTATCTTTAGTGGTGGTTTCAGCAATAATACGCGAACCATTGTCAAATTTCAGTTCATGAACATTGTTCACAGTTAGACCCGGTTTCAAGAACCAAGGACATTCAAGATACATTTCGCGTATCCGTTCCATGATTTCTTTGGCGGTTGATCCCTTGTTGGCTGCTATGAGAATAGTTTGCTTTTTGAGGAAACATGCTTTCCAAAACAAGTATGCACACGAGGAAATAGTTTTTCCGGTCTGACGGGGCAGCATACAAATGACCCTATCAGAGACAAGATAGTTATCTAATAATCGTTTTTGATATTCAAAGTAATCAAACGTCATTGATCCATCAGTGGGATGAACGATGTAGACATGGTTTTTACAAAAATGGAATAAGTCTTTCTCGCACAACACTAGCTCCATCAATTCGGTAGGAGTGTATTCATGCTTATAACCAGCGGGTTTGATTTTGCCGCCATCTTCTTCTGGAATAAACCTAGCCATGCAATGTGCTCATGGTCACGGGAATATGGCAGCCATGCCAACCCAGAAATTCTTTAACGTCTTTTAAAAGCGGTGGCCTCATATTTTCAGGGTCACAAATATGGACACGCGATATTGACATACCACGAGCATGCGCAGGATCAGTAATGACAATAATCCGCGAACCACCAAAAAATCGAAGATCGCCCCTGTTGCGAATAACTGGCTTGCAATTTCGAAATTCTTTGATTGATAGGCTCAGGTCTGCAATACTATCAAGAAGAATACGACCAACACGCGCGTAGCTGGCCATGATGAGAATAGTTTCGCATCTCATTAACGCATGGCACAAAAGCTCTGCTTCCATGGTGCCAACGTATCGATCATCTAGTAATAATTTTTGAACGGATGCGTTATCAATTTGTTTTGGTTGGTGTTTTTCGTTAACCATATTAGTAATACTACCACGTGTTGTTGGTAGTATTTATACTGGTAATGAATATTTGTGGTATTTTATGAATAAAGAAGATTGAATGACCAAGACACGTTTGGGATCATATTTATAAACCCATTGACTCTAACCAAGTCTCTGGGTTTAATATTTTCGGGATCACATATATGAATATGCGAACCCGAAAATATGGTCATTTGTTCTGGTATCACACATAATCGGATGAGTGAACCATTGTGAAACCTAATCAATCCCACAACATATTCATCATATCGACCATATGGTGCTATCTCATATTTAAGATGTTTTGGTATAATCGCTATTATATTAGAAAATAGATTTGAGGCAATGATTATCTTACTGGATAATATCATAATATGGCACGATGGTTCCAATACCTTGGCAATCAATTCGCGTTCAATGCCCGCCGATGATGAAATAAAACTAGCCATGATACGTCCCAAATGACATCGGGACCAAGTTGTTCATTCGACAGGGGAGAGGATCGAACAACTTGGTCCCGGACGTTTGCCCGTTCTGAGGGGAGAGAACGGTGGGCAAACGTATTATGTAAGCATATCTGACTTATGAATTGAAGTCAATACGCCAATGTGGGTAACCATTGGATGGGTTACAGTATTCAATAATCCGGATCAGAGTAACTTTGGGTTTTTCAAAATAGATTTCCAAGAACCGTTCAATCTCCGAAACAGTACGGCCAGCAAATACGCCCCACCCGCCAACTTTTGCAGAAGGGAATGATGCTACAGCTTCTTCCCACTTCTTCCTATCCCACTGGCGCATCCGATCATCATAAACAGAAGATGTGCATTCAACGGCGTCATTGCCGAAACCCAACACGAACGGTGAATACGAATACGCATATTCCTCACGCGTCCGAATTTCGGACATATCTGTTGCTAATGCACCAGTGCTATCATCCCAGTATGGTGTCAAGTGAAACATAATATCAATCCAACCGGCTTTGGCAGCGAACATCAATATCGAATTCGGCATTACGCATCACCGCAGCAAAGGCGCGACAATATGCTTCTTTGCGTGCAAGGGATTGAGTATGTGCTGCTGCACCATGTGGAAGCATATACCAACCGCCGCCGCCATATGTATTGGCACGACCATATGCTGCATAGCCCGTGCGACGTTCGTTGCCCTCAATAGCATCATTGAGGCGCTTGAACGCATTGAACAGCTTGCGTTGCTTTGGAGCAAACGTGATTTCAGCAAAACCACAAGCGCCACCCTCTTCGCGCCATTCTTGGCCAGTGCGAGGATCACGAACAATCATGACCCGTGGCGTGGCAGCTTCGCTTGCGGCTTCACCAGCAGCACGAGCTTCAGCAATCAGAGCAGCGATACGATTATCAAATGCGGCAAAACGTGACATGTTGTTCTCTCCCGGTTTCAACAATTATATGTATAGACGTGATATGTGATATTGTCAATTGTTATTTTGCAGCGATAACTTGTTGCTCAAGCCACATGACATAATTCTTTTCACCTGACTTGATGAAACGATCCATCAAGCCAGAAACACCTTCACCGACCACGGTAAACATATCCATTTGTGGATCGTTGATTTGTTTTTCACCCATGTAGATAGTGTCTTCGGAATTATACATGTGAGCTTCACGACACGTGCCAGTGTTTTTGGTATTACCAATATACCAACCACCGGTTTCAAAAGCCCGGTTGACTGCATCGAATGGCTCAAAATCAACTTTGATCTTATAAAATGCCGAGCTTGGATCAGTTGGATCATCGAGATTGTGAATCATACCGGTTACCACCGCCATGATGCCTTCTTCGGCATAGCTTTCACATTCTTC